CGATACGATGGACAATCTCTTGGATGCCGGGGTTGAACCCTTGTCCATGAACCCTGCCGTGCATTTCCACTACTGGCTGCGCGGGCAGGAACGGGCCATTGGGCGTGCGGAAATGCGCTGGCAGAAAATCCATGGCGGCTTGCGCGTGGTGCCCAAGTCCTACGTTCCCAAGCCAGATGAACTGACGGTCGAATCGCCGGATGGCTTGGTGCGCTACGCGGGCAAAGCCGATCTTGTGTCCTTCATGAACAAGAACGTTCTGGCCAAGCCCTTCATGGGGTTCGAGGCCAATTTGATGGCCACGCTGCGCGCGGTGGGCGTGGTCAAGAATTCTGCGCAGGCGATCCTGTTCGGCTTCAACCCCTTCCACGGCATCCACATCGGCGTGTTCGTGCGGCCCTTGCACGGACTGGCTGAATCGCTTTCCTTGATCGACAGCAAACTGACGCCGAGCGGCGTCGTGGACACGGCCAAGGCATTCGGCAAGATGTTCACGACGGCGGATCGGCCCAAGGTGAACGGCGCCAAGTTGAGCGCGCGCAGCATCCGCAAAATCGCTTCGGGTAAACAGGGCGGCATCCGGTTCAACCGAAAGACCAAGGCCGTGGAATTTCCGGAGGGCGGCGATCCGTTCCTTGACGTGATCGATGTCGTACGCCACGGCGCCGATCCGTCCATCCTCAAAACGCCTGCACAAGAAATTCTGCGGCGCGCGGCGGTGGGCGGCTATGAAATCCACAACCCCGAATGGACGAACGTGGCGCACGCCAAGTTCCTCGAAGGCGTGCAGGATGCCACGGCCTCGGGCTACATGCGTGCGGCAGGCTGGACGATTCCGGCTTTCCTGCGTTCGCTTGGCTATCCGATGATGGATCAGTTTGTGCCGCTGGTGAAGTTGCGGGCCTTCGCCGCCGACACGGAACGCTGGCACCAGGCAAACCCCACCGTTGAACCCGGATCGCCTGCCGAACGCGTGGCCTTTGCGCGTGCGCGGCGCGAGATCGATCAGCGGTTCGGGGAAATGAACACCAAGCTTTTGGGCATGCACCCGCTGCTCGCGGCGGCGTTTCAGGGATCGATGCTTTCGTTCGGCTGGAACTTCGGACTGGCCAGCCAGTTCGGCGGCGGCGGCAAGGATGCTGTGCACAAGCTGTTCGATGCCGCCACAGGCGAGACGCGGGAGAAGATGCGCAGCCGCGCGTTGTACGCCTCCCTGTACGCGGGTTACGCCTGTCTGGCAGGGGCTATCGTCACCAAGGCGTTCAGCGGCAAGGACCCGGAAACCCTGAAAGATTGCATCTACCCCATCGTCGGCACCGACAAGCATGGCCAGCCCATCCGGGTCAAGTTGCCGTCACTCATGAACGACTTTGGCGCGGAGTTCTACAACACCCGCGACAAGGGCGTGTTCGAGGGCACTCGGGAAACCTTGGCCAACAAGGCAGCACCGATCTTCAACAGCTTTGACCAGTTCATCACCAACGAAAATTGGATGAACCAGAAGATCAGCGATCCTTATGCCCCGGCGATCCAGCAGATTGCCCAGCGGTTCAAGGCGGTCATGGAAAGCAACCTGCCTATTTCCATCGCGCAAGCCGAGCGCCAAGTCCACAACGTCACGCCTGCCGAACAGAAGGCATTATCCATCGCCGCTTTCGCGGGCATCAACAAGGCTCCGGCCTACGTTTCCACCCCGGCCCCCATCGAGCAGATTTATCGGGTTTCGGCAATCCTTGGCGGCCAAGAGACCTATTCGAGCAACCAGCTTTATCAGGCCGAGAACCGTGCCAATCTGCGCGACTTGTTCGAGGATGGTCAGGGCACTGGGGATTTCGGCGCCTACCGCATTGCCGAACGCCAATTCCAGACCAAGTGGAACACGCTGCACCCCGATACGCCGTTGACCAAGACCGGGTTGCGGGCACTGCGCAAACGGCTGCGCTCGCCGCGTGCGGCCATGACCTTGCAGAACGAGCAGAACGAAGGGCAGGAACACGTCTGGCAATCGATGCAGGACTACGGCGACGGCATGGCCATGCTGTCCAAGTACCTTCCGTATTTCCACACCACGGTCAAGCAGCAGATGTGGAAGCGCATGACGCCCCAGCAGCAGGCCGAGCTGAAAGCCCAATGGGGTGCGCTCAACGCTCCATTAATACCTGCGGCATCTACAGTCCATGTGCATGCGCCTGTATTCATGGCCATTCCAAGACCAACTGGACTTATTCAAGCGGGGAACATCGATTTGTCGGCACGCCCCACTGTACATAATGCAGATGGATCAATCAGCACGGTTCGATCAATAACGATAACCGATGACAAAGGGCGCGCTACCTTGATACCTACGGTCGTAGGCAATAAGGTCGTATCCAATCAGGATGCAATTGAACACTTCCGCAAGACGGGCGAATTGTTGGGTGTGTTCGACAACGAAAAAGATGCCGATGCGTACGCGGAAGCCCTACATGAACAACAGGCAAAAGAGTATTTGCCCCATTAACGCTCCGCCCACGCCACCAACATCTGCGCCACAAGGCTGAACAGGGCAAAGCCTCCGGCTACGGCCAGCCGCAGCAGGCTCGGTTGCCACATGGCCCAGCAGGCCAAGGCGAACACCAGCACCACACTTGTGACCGCCGTAGCGCGTCCTGAAAGCACGCGCAGCAAGACCCTTGCCACCGTAGCCTCATGCTGTTCGAGACGCACCACGTGGCTGGCGTTGCGTTCCTTCAAGGGTTCCAGCGGCAGTTGCGGGTCAGTCATCGGTTTCATCCTCGGATTGGGAAAAGAACGCGCCGCGTTCGGATGCGTCGGAATCCTTGTTGATGGCCTTTTGCCAGTCCACCCCCAGCTTCAAGGCGTCCAGACGGAGGGCGGGTTCGAGCGCAGATGCCGCTTCAATGACCTTGCGGATTTCACGTTCCAGCAGCTTTTTGAAGGGAATCGGACGAGCCATGAGGGTTCCAAAAGGTACATTGAATAGGGAATTATCCGTGGCCTCAAAACACAAGGCATTGAAAAACAAGTCAACGAGAGTTGAAATCCGTGCGCGCGTGCCTCACGCGGCCCACTGCCCCGTTTCGATCATGTTGGCGAGGCGGCTGTAGCGGGCTGGAAGCTCCCGAAACACCTTGGTGGCGCGAAGATCATTGGCAGCCGCCTGCCAGCGTTGTGCGGCGATGTAGCCGAAGAACACGCTGAACGTCGCAATCGCACCGGTGCCGAGATTGAACAGCATGTCGGCGATGGCGGCTTGGCGGCCATCATTCAGGGTTGGCCACCACGGTTCCGTGGACGCGACCGCCAGCACGGCATCCAGATCGTGCTGGAATTGCAGCATGGCCGCTTGATTCAGGAGCGCCCACACGTCGGTTGCCGGTGGCGAGGCATCGAGGTTGTGCCCCACGCCCCACGTACGGTGCCCGGTGGTGTCTACATACGGCCAGATGCGTAGCCCTTCATCGTGCAGGATCAGCGATTGCATGTCAGTCATGGGTGTGTTCCTCGTGGCGTTTCAGCATCAGCGCTTGGATGCCATGTTTGCGGGCCGCCTGTATCCATTCCAGCGCCTTGCCGTTGTTGACGTGGGCCGTGGTAACAAGGATCGTCCGGAATCCCATCACGGCAGCCAGCGACGCCTTCTCGCAATCGCGCGTGATGCCGGTTCCGGAAGTGTGGCCAGAATTGCCCTTGGCGTACACGCCGCCCTGCACTTCGACCAACAGGTCAGGCGAAACGAAATAATCGAAAGCAAACTTGCGCCCCGGAATCGGCTTGTATTGCGGGATGAACGCCATGCCGACACTTCGTAACTGCGCGTCCAGCAGCAATTCTCCCTTGGACGTTGCTCGTGGTTTGACTGTCTTTTTGGCAGGTTTTGGCTTGATGGCCTCCAACGCCTGCTTGCGCCCAGCATTCCACACCGACAATTGATCTTCCGTCCACCGACCCTTGCTCATATCGTTTCGCCTTGCGTGTAGATGAATTCTTTTTGTTTTTCGATCATGCATTCCAACATGCAGATGGTGTCGTTATGCGCACCACCATGACAAACGAGCAGGATTTCTTCAATTTCAAATTCTTTCCCCATCCCCACGCTGTTCCATCCAAAACTCAATACTCGCGAACCAGGGCGACACAATCTCCTGATTTCGCGCTTGCATTCCGCGTACAGCCGGGCGTTTTGCGTTGCCTGCATATCAGTCGTCAACCCTGCTGCCTTATAGCATTCGGCGATTTGGCGCGGGCTGTATGGAGGATCAAAAATCACAGTGTCAGCTTGCACCCCGCGATCTACCAACATTTTCAAAAAAGTCTGCGCGTGCATGTGGTACTCGGCTGATGTTGCCGGATTCAAATCATTGGTGTACGTCGCAAGCCCACAATCGCGCGCAAACGGGTCAACGCTCACGCCTCTCAGGTTCGAGCGAACCATATCGCCAATCACGGGCACGTCAAATGTGCACCGGTTTGGCATGGACCACACTCGGCGCATAGTGATCCCTGTCATGGTTTTACCTTGTCATTCAAGTGCCGAAGGTCGGCAATCTGTGCATTGCAGACGGCCAACGCGGCCAGCGCATGTTGCCAAGCCCACAATAAATCAGCATTGGTCTTGATCGCCATGGGGGGCGCGATACAGGGCACCAGATCAGCGGTGGGCATGGATACGTATTGAACCTTCGTCACGGTCACAATCTGCGGGGGCGCGATCACGGGGGAACTAGCGCAGCCAGCCAGTATCAATGCCGCCGCAACGATCAGGATTCTCACGGGTTACCTCCGGCAGCGGATTGGATGGAGGCGGGGATAGGCTGCGCCAACCACGTTGCGACATCCGGTTTTGCCTTGGCATCATCGGCAATCTTTTTCTGCAATGCCGTGATGCGATCCGCTTGAGTCTGGATCGTTGTCGCATGACTGGTGGCAGCTTGTTGGGCTTCCGTGATGGCGGCTTGCTGTTGCGCCAGTGTGGCCGCGTCGGCCTGTGCCTGTGCAAGCCGCGCCGTATCTTCGGC